GAAAAGATATCAGTATTAATGTGGATTGGGAAGATGGAAAAGTAGACATAATGAGTGGTGCTGAAATTTACAAAATGATTTTCGATAGTAATAATCCAATGATGATAAGTGCAAATGGAACAATATTCACAAGCGAGTTTGAAGGTGTAATACCTGGACTACTTGCACGTTGGTATAAAGAAAGAAAAGATATGCAGGCTATGTTGAAGAAAGCCAAAGAAGCAAAAAACGAAGCAGAAATAGAATTCTGGGATAAAAGACAACTGGTTAAAAAGATTAACTTGAACAGTTTGTATGGTGCTATCCTTAATCCAGGTTGTAGATTCTTTGACAAACGTATTGGACAATCAACAACATTATCAGGCAGACAGATATCTAAACACATGGCATCCAAGATCAACGAAGTGATAACTGGTGATTATGATCATGTAGGCAAAGCATTAATTTATGGTGACACAGACTCGGCTTATTTTTCAGCATATGAAGTTCTTAAAAAGGAAATAGATGCGGGACAAATACCTTGGACAAAAGAAAGTGTTGTAAAACTGTATGATCAAGTTGCTGGTGAAGTGAACAATTCATTTAAAAAATTTATGGGACAAGCATTTCATTGTATGAGATCAAGAGCAGAAGTAATTCAAGCAGGTAGAGAAAGTGTGGCAACATCGGGCTTGTTTATCACAAAGAAAAGATATGCCATATTGATTTATGATTTAGAAGGATTTAGAACTGATCAAGACGGCAAGGCAGGCAAAATTAAAGCAATGGGACTAGATTTAAAAAGATCAGACACACCTGTGTATATTCAGAACTTCTTATCTGAATTACTATTAATGGTGTTATCCGATAACACAGAAGAACAAGTGTTGGATAAAATTACACAATTTAGAAATGAATTTAAAACAAGACCAGGCTGGGAGAAAGGATCTCCACGTAGAGCAAACAACATAGGTGAATATTCTAAAAAAGAAGCAAGACTGGGCAAAGCAAACATGCCTGGTCACGTAAGAGCAAGTATTAACTGGAACACACTTAAACGTATGAACAGTGACAAGTATTCGCAAGAAATTATGGATGGTATGAAAGTAATTGTTTGTAAATTAAAAAAGAATCCATTAGACTTTACCAGTGTTGCGTATCCTGTGGATGAATTGCGTATTCCAGAATGGTTTAAAGAATTGCCATTTGATGATGCCACAATGGAAAGCACAGTGATCGATAATAAACTTGGCAACTTGCTTGGAGTATTAGGTTGGGACATTAAGTCAACCGAAAGTAATAACACATTTAACAATCTTTTTGATTTTGGAGGATAGATGTCTACACACGGAATGATAGATTTGGAAACATTGAGCACCAGACCAGATGCTACTTTGTTAACATTGGGTGCTATAAAATTTGATCCTTACACAGATTCAGAACCACACGCAGGATTGTATCTAAGAGTGGATGTTGATGAACAAAGTGCATTGGGTCGACATGTGGATGAAAACACTCTTGAATGGTGGGGTCGACAAGATGAAGAAATTAGAAATGAAGCACTGGGTGATGAAGACAGAATTTCATTAAGCAATATGATAAAACAATTAAACAAATGGTGTGTAGGAGTGGACGAATTATGGTGCCAAGGTCCGCTTTTTGATTATGCCATATTACAAAATTTGTATGCTCAACTAGGGCAACCTTGTCCTTGGAACTATTGGCAAATTAGAGATTCAAGAACTCTGTTCAATATGTTACCAAAAGACCCAAGAAAAGACATACAGATGTCACTTCACAATGCATTGGCGGATTGTTATTTCCAAGCCAAAAGTGTGCAGAAGGCTTATAAACATTTTGGAGTAAAGTCAAGATGGAACAATTAGTAGTTGACTTTTCGACAAAACCTAAATATAATATAACAAACAGGAGAATAAAAAAATGAAAGACATCTTACAAGACATCGTTGCACATACACATTCGCTAGGATTTCTTAGCCTTGTAAAAGTGAGTAACGAAGAACAAACAAAAATAGAAAGTATGGCCGAAGACAGATCAGTTATTCTTTCAGCAAACACAAATACTAAAGTGAACGAATTCGATGGTGTGTTTGGTATGCCTAATTTAGACAAACTGGCTTTACACTTAAAATGTCCAGAGTATCAAAAAGAAGCAAAGATCGAAATCAAATCAGCAGAAAGAAATGGTAAAACTATTCCAACGCATATTCACTTTGAAAATGCAGGCGGAGATTTTAAAAATGATTACAGATTTATGAGTACTGAAATTATTAATGAAAAGTTAAAGTCTGTTAAATTTAAAGGGTCTAATTGGGATATTAATTTTGAACCTAAACTTGCGGCAATACACAGATTGAAATTACAAGCGGCGGCACATGTTGAAGAAACTGTGTTTACTATAAAAACAGAAAACAACACATTGATGTTTTATTTTGGTGATGCTAATTCACACGCAGGATCATTTGTATTTGAATCTAATCTAACAGGTGAATTAAAAAACACTTGGAGTTGGCCGATACAACAAGTGATCAGTATTTTGAGTCTTGACGGAAAAGTTAAAATGAGTATTTCTGATCAAGGAGCAATGCAAATAACTGTGGACAGTGGAATTGGTGAATACAATTACATACTGCCTGCACAAACAAAATAAGGACATATGGCTAAAAAGAAAAAGACTATAAAAAGTAACAAACCAGGTATTGTGGAAAAGATTGGAACATGGCATTCGAAAATCTTTACATATGTGAGTTATAAAGCAAGAACATCAAGACTGTGGGCAATACTGCTCTCTGCATTGGTAATTTATGAGTTGGTTGAGCATTTGGTGTTTCCTTGGTTAGTTCCGCTTTTAGCAATAAAGGCATTTGGATAATATGGAAAAGAAAAACATACCCACTGACAACTTAACTGAAAAGCAAAAAGATTACGCAACTTTTCTTCCTGCTTTGAGCAGTTTTTATGCTAGGGATATTGGTAAAGCAAGACATCAAGAAGACTACATTAAACCTGAAAGAGTTCCACAAAACTTTGAACATGGTGTTGAGGGTATGAATTACTTGAGTTCCAAAGACACTTATTTCTATTACAAGTGGCATTTATATTCGGCGGGTCATGCTGATTTAAATATGGATCACTTTTCTGTGAGGGACGACATCATCAGAAACAGAGATAGAAAAGATAACTGGGTACTAGGTGACTCAGGTGGTTTCCAAATAGGTAAAGGTGTTTGGGAAGGCGACTGGAAAGATGTTAATTGTCCTAAAGCCAAAAAGAAACGTGAACAAGTGTTGGCGTTCATGGATGGCAACATGGATTATGGTATGATATTAGATATACCTGCTTGGGTATCTCGTTCTCCTGCGGGTGCGGCGGCAAGTAAGATCAGTTCATATCAAGAAGCAGTTGATGGCACAAAAATCAACAATGATTACTTTATGAAAAATCGTAACGGTAATTGTAAATTTTTAAATGTATTACAAGGTGAAAACTTTCAACAAGCAGATGATTGGTACACACAAATGAAACACTATTGTGATCCTAAACAATTTCCTAGCACACACTTTAATGGTTGGGCAATGGGTGGACAGAACATGTGCGATATACACTTGGCATTGAAACGTTTGGTGGCATTGAGATTTGATGGATTATTAGAAAAAGGTGTGCATGATGTTATGCACTTTTTAGGAACAAGTAAATTAGAATGGGCAGTGTTGTTAACAGATGTTCAAAGAGCAATTAGAAAATATCATAATCCAAACTTTATGATCACATTTGATTGTGCTTCACCTTTCTTAGCCAGTGCTAATGGTCAAATTTACACTGACATAGAAATTAAAGACAAAAAGAAATGGACATACAGAATGCAACCAAGTGTTGATGATAAAGCATTTTCTTTAGAAACAAAATTATTTAGAGATGCTGTGTTAGAAAAAGGTATATTTGAAAGATTTATGGACAGTCCTATCAGTAAAAGATTGATGCTGAAAGATGTTACCTGTTATAAACCAGGTGATTTAAACAAGATGGGTAATGAAGGTAGAACATCTTGGGACTCATTCAGTTACACACTACAAATGGCACACAATGTGTGGACACATATTTCAGCAGTGCAAGAAGCAAATCGACAATATGATTTAGGTTTAAATCCTAAAATGTTGGTTGAAGAAAAGTTTGATAGAGTTGCTTTTAAAGATATTGTGGATGCCATATTTGCCACCAGCAGTAGAGATGAAGCAAACATGGTAATCGAAGAGTTTTCAAGATTCTGGATGTCAATCATTGGCACTAGAGGAGCAACAGGTAAAAAGACAGTGAATGCAAGTACACAATTTTCTAACCTATTTGAGGAGGCTTAAAATGACAATAAGAAAAAGTAGAAAAGTAAAATCAGTTGAAAAAGAATACAAGTGGTACAAAAGTAAAGTTAATGAAATGGAGTCTGAACGTTCTTATGATAGATCGTGGGGCAGTAAAGAACTTCTTTTAAAATTTAAAAAGATGAAACTGTTTTTAAAAACACAATTAAAGAAAATGCAGGATACATTATAACAATGAAAAGTTTGGTTGTTGGACTAGGATTTGGACAGTTGTACGTTAACATTCTAAAAAGAATGGGACATGAAGTGATTACTGTGGATATAAATCCTAATGCTGATGCAGACTTCACAGAACTTACAACAGCCATAACAGCTCATGCACCATTTGACACTGCTCATATTTGTGTGCCTAATCATTTACACTACAAGACAGCATTAAAATTAGCAGAACACACAAAGATTGTGTTTGTGGAGAAGCCAGGTGTGGAAACAATTAATCACTGGAGATTGCTTACAAACCTAAATAAGTCAACAAGATTTATGATGACAAAGAATAATCAGTGGAGAAACAATATCAAACAGATAGCAGAAAATTGTGAAGCAAGTGATATGATACAGATCAACTGGGTAAACAAAAATAGAATTCCTGGACCAGGAACATGGTTTACAGATAAGAGTAAAGCATTTGGCGGTGTGAGTAGAGATTTATTACCTCACTTAATGAGTATAATGATGTCAGTGAACAAGAACAGTTATCAAGATTTTAAAGTTAGACAGTATCACACAGAGCAACGATGGAACTTGTCGGATTGCACAGGCACAGATTATGGTGTTGTCAATGAAAATGGAGTTTATAATGTAGATGATTCAGCCACTATGGAATTGACAGATGGTAACAAAATCTATATACTGTATGCTAATTGGAAAACTAACTTACACGATGACATGGCTATACATTTTTACAAAGATGGAGAATCACATTTAGCATCAATACCTTTAGGATTATGTCCAGAAGAAGCATATGAAGAAATGATCAAAGACAGTTTAATACATCTAGAAGATGATATGTTTTGGAACAATCAGTTGGAGCAAGATTTATACATACAGGAAAAAATTAATGACAAAAGTACAGATATTATACACTGAAGGTAAAGGTGAATTCAAAGAAGGTGATTTTGAAGTACCTGATATTACCTCTGATCAAATAAGAGTAAAAAGTGTTTTTACTGGTGTGTGTAGAAGTGATATTGATATGATGAATGGAGACTTTGGTCCACTTCCTTTGAACATGCAAGGTCATGAAGGTTTAGGTGAAGTATTAGAAATAGGTAGCGAAGTAAAAGATATCGATGTGGGAGATTATGTTGCAACAAGAGGTGAGCCTGCATATGCTGATCAATACAATGCTGATAAAGGAACTTATGTAAGTGTTCCTGAAGCAGACCCTAAATACATCATAGAACCAGTTGCTTGTGGGTTGAATGTGGTCATGCAAGAAGAATACCAGTTTGAAAAACGTAACAGCAAAGATGCAAGAATTGCCATTATAGGCAGTGGATTTCTTAGTTGGGTTGTGTATCAATATCTAAGTGCTAATTATTTCTTTCAAATAGACGTAATAGGCAGTCACAACAAAGAACGTTGGGGCGACAATTTAAAAGATACATTTGAAGGAATGTATGATATTGTGATAGATTTAAACACCAGAGATGAAGTCTTTGTAAGAGATATCATAAAACCACAAGGATTAATTGTGCTAGGTGCAGAGAAAACAGATAAAATTACAACATCATTTAGCAAACTGTTATGGAATGCTGTCACTGTTGTGTTTCCATCTCCTAGACAAAAAGATTTTCAAAGATGTATGAAGACAGCAGTTAACATGATTGAAAAAGGTGCTTTGAACATAGATAAATTTTGGAGCAAAGGATATAATAGAAAAACAGAATGGCATGATGCTTTTAAAGAAGGCAATCAAAGAATGCCAGGATACAGCAGAGGATACATAGAATGGCTTTAGACACAGCAAAAAGAAAACAGGTAATATACTTTACAGGTACCGAGATAGAAAACACAATAGCAAAAGGTTGGCAAACACTGTTTGTGGTTGGTGTTAGATCCGCTGAAGAAATTGAAAAATTGGCTGTTGGTCACAAAGCAAAACACATATATTTCGGAACTAGTCAAAGTTTTGTTATCAACAACGAACAACAGTTGAAACCGTGGTATGAAATGATCAAATCATTATTGGACAAAGACTTTTGGATAACACTTGATTTTGGTATAGAATATATGGAAACTGTTACAAGTACAGGTTTGATGAGTTATAAAAAATTTATTCCAATGATAAGTGCTAAAATTCCAAATATTTACAAAGTGAATGGCAATGCTACACTTAAAATAGATGATGTTACTTGGGGACATTCAAACACAGGTGTTTGGAGCAGAAATCTAAAAGAAATCACCAAAGATATGCACTATACAGATTGGAAAGAATATGTGGGAGACACAGTAATTGACGTTGACACAGACGAATAAAATTGCTATAATTAGATATGAATAAACATAAAACATTTATATGGGTAACATTTAAAAAAGAAGGCATTCATAAATATCCTGCGGCACTGGAAGATCCAGCACTTGCAACAGGTGATGAATATGATGTATCATTTTTAGGATACCCTCACAGACATATATTTCATTTTAAAGTAGAAATTGAAGTATTTCATAATGACAGAGATATAGAGTTTATACAATTCAAAAGATGGTTAGAAAAACTGTATGCTGAAAAAACATTACAGTTAGATTATAAATCTTGTGAAATGATGAGCGATGACTTGGCAGAAGAAATTGGCAAGAAATATCCTGGAAGAGACGTTATTATTAATGTAAGTGAGGATGGCGAAAATGGGAGTGAGATCATTTATCATAAGGAGTAACACTTGAGTTATATTTCAGGTATTATTGCTTTTATGTGTCTAGTAGGTTACAGTGTAACTGTGCCTCATCCACTAACAGGTGGTAACGAGATGATAAGTGATATCTACTATTATCTTTTTTGCTTATTCGCAGGACTAACAGTTATTTTAGACATGGAAAACAAATGACAATTTATATTGTAGACTTAGAAGCAGTTGACACAAGATACACCAAAGAGTGGAAAACATTCTTGCCTAAACAATTGAAGAAAACAACCAACAGCGAAGTTATCACAATCAATGGAGGAGATACTCCACAAGCAACTACACCTGGAGCATTTTTAAACTTTGGTGGCACTAATGTTTACAAAGCCAATCAAATGCAACAGATAGGTAAATTGTTCTGCGATGGCAAAATAAAAGATGGTGATTACTTTTTGTACACAGATGCATGGAATCCCACAGTGTTACAATTAAAGTATATGGCAGAACTGTTAAAAGTAAAAATTAAGATAGGCGGTATGTGGCACGCCGGTTCATATGATCCGCAAGACTTCTTAGGTAGACTGATTGGAGATAAACCTTGGGTAAGAAACACAGAACAGGCAATGTTTGATACATTTGATCACAATTTCTTTGCTACACAATTTCATATTGATTTATTTTCTAAAACATTTACACAAGCCAAAGACAATGATAAAGTTGTAAAAGTAGGTTGGCCCATGGAGTATATGGAACACACTTTGGATATGTATCAGAACATGGAGAAGAAAGATATTATTCTTTTTCCACACAGAATGGCTCCTGAAAAACAACCTGCAATATTTCAAGATTTAAAAAACTCTTTACCACAATATGAATTTGTGGTTTGTCAGGAAAAAACTTTATCTAAAAACGAATATCATAACTTGTTAGGAGAAGCAAAATTAATGTTCAGTGCTAATCTACAAGAAACATTAGGTATCAGTTGGTATGAAGGTGCTATACTTGGAGTTATTCCAATGATGCCTGACCGATTAAGTTACAAAGAGATGGCACTAAATGAATTCTTATACCCAAGCGAATGGACAGAGAATATGGAAAGTTACAGAAAACACAAAAAACAGTTGATGGCTAAGATAGATGATTACATGGAAAACTATTCAAAGTATGCTCCTGCTGTTATAAAACAAAAAACAAAACTGAAAGAACAATATTTTTCAGGCAATAAACTATATGGAGTTTTATCAAATGGCTAAAAAAGGACGACCACCAGAACAACAAAATAATCTAGCATCTAACGGTATTTACGTGTTAATGGAAGACATCACAATGGAATCTTGTAGAAGTTGCATTCAGTGGATTATGAATCACAATCTAGCAGACACAAGATTACCACAACTAACTTTGATAATTAATTCACCTGGTGGAGATGTACACGCCGCATTTGCATTGATTGATACAATGAAAGCGAGTACTATACCAATTAAAACTGTGGGATTAGGATTAATTGCATCATGTGGATTTTTATTATTCATAGCAGGTAAAAAAGGTTCAAGAATATTGACACCTAATACTGCAATACTATCACACCAATACAGTTGGGGCAGTGCAGGTAAAGAACACGAACTGTATGCAAGAGTTAAAGAATTCGAATTGAGTACAAAACGAATGATTGAACACTACAAAAAATGTATAGGCATGAATGAAAAACAGATTAGAGAAATTTTACTGCCACCACAGGATGTGTGGTTAGATGCCAAAGAAGCAAAAAGACTTAAGATTTGTGATAAAGTAGAAGAGTTATACTAATATATCCTTAAAGGAGTTAAATTTATATGACAATTAGTAAAAAACAAGAAAAAGAAATATGGAGTGTTGATTCCAAATCACTCACTAATAGTTCAACAGGACCGGTTGTGAGTTATTCAACAGATTCCTCATCATTCACACTCACAGAACCAATTGACTTTGGTGCAGATGCAGGAAAAGGTTTTGAAAATATGAAGTTTGACGATTTCTTACCTGGTAAACCTTTTGAAGACACAGTACCAACTTTAGAAACTATAGATAAAGTGTGTGACGATTATCCTTCATTACAAATAGCATATGAAAAATTCAAGAACGTTTGGAGAATCTGTTACACAGATTATTGTTCTAAAAACCCAGATGAAGAAAACTACTAATGGACAATAAAGTTTATTTTACAATGATACAGGTTCGAAACGGCATGGATAAAATCTGTGAGCAAATGGGTAAAGATGGATTTGAACCTGATCTTGTTATGGGTATCAACAGAGGTGGATGTATTCCTGGTGTGTATATGAGTCATCGATTGCATATTCCACACGAAGTATTAGACGTTAGATTGAGAGATCATAAAGCAAAACCAGATTTATCTAATCTAGAAAAAGCCTATGCATTTCAAAAAAAAATATTAATTATTGATGACATTAATGATTCCGGTAGCACATTCAAATTCATTCGTGAAAATTTTGGTGGAGAAGACAGAGTAAAAACAGCCGCAATCATACACAATAAGCCAAGCAAGTTTGACACATTGGATTATTGGTGCTATAATATAAACAAAGAAGAAAATCCACAATGGATTGTATTTCCTTGGGAGCAATGGTAATGATAGAAGTAGACACATTAGAAAAAGCAAAGAAAGACGGAAGAGCACCTTGGTCAGATGTGGTGTATGATTTTAAAGACATGATGTGGTACAATGACGGATATCCAGTTACAGAAGGACATTCTTTAATAGTACCCAAAGAAGCAACACAAGAAAGACTTATTAGATGTGTTGAACTTGCAATTAAAATAGGCAATGACAATGTTGCCAAAGGTGTTGTTGACGGATACAATGTTGGGATCAATGTTGGTGAAGCGGCAGGACAAACTGTGATGTATCCACACGTTCATCTTATTCCTAGGAAAAAAGGTGATTGTGAAAATCCCAAAGGTGGTGTAAGGAATGTTATACCCAGCAAAGGGGATTACACAAAAAATGAATAATGAACCATTTATCAAAGTTTATGATGATCTAATACCTGCTTATTTGCAAGATCATCTTGAGTTAATTACATTAGGTGTTAAAAGCAAAGGTGAAGAGTTCATTGACCCCAGTGTTGATTTTAAATGCAAGTATGAAATAACTGCTAAAGAAACAAATCAACCGCCATTGAGTTTTGTACATTTGCTTAAATCACATACATCGATCAGTAAACACCTTGACAATTTCGGAATGGTGGCTCAGGCTTTGTGCAATGTGAATGATTTAATATTGCAAAATATTATGTTGGCAAGAGTGTTTATCACAGTGCCACACCAAACAGAACTAACACACTATGCACCTCACATTGATATAGAAGTTGAACACATGGTTGTGATTTATTTTGTTAACGATGCTGATGGTGATACAGTATTTTTTGACAATGATGGAAAAATTATAAAATCCGTTGAACCAAGAAAAGGTAGAGCAATTATCTTTGATGGTAAAATAAAGCATGGAGGTGGGATTCCTAAAAATGGCCCACGTTGTATTGCAAACTTTGATATAAAGGTAAAACAATGAGTAGATCACTTTTTATAGGCGATAGCCACACAGTAGGATATAAAACCATCGAAGGACAAGTAGGTCCGGGTAGTTTTACATTTTGGAACGATAACAATTATGCAGTAAAATATTCTGAAATACACAACAAAGACATTGTGATTTACGCACAACCAGGTGCAACTAACAACTTGTACACAATTTGGTTGGCTAATATGTTTTCTAAATATAACGATATCGACGAAGTGTTTATTTGTTTGGCTCCGTTGAATAGAATAGAATTAAGTTTTGATCCAGACTTACAACATGAAGCAGGTCCATTAGATCAATTCACATACGAACATCCAGAATCAACTGAAAATGTTAGAAAATTTTCTGATCAACCTGTCGCAGGAAACACTGTGCAGATATTACAGAAGCCTGTGGGAGATGATTATAAAAAAATACCAAGTATTGGCTTTTCAGCAGAACATGGGTTGACATCACCTGATCTAAGAAAAGATCCTTATATGTCTGTAAAATTGTTTTACGAGTGTAACACTATAATAGAAAAAAGAGAATTTTTAAAAAATATGTATATGTGGGATAAGATGTGTACAGCAAATAACACAAAGTTGTATGTGTTTAATTTTAGAAGCAGAGGTGTGTGGCCCAGTGAGTCAGATTATTTTGGTAAAATTGATACCCTGAAAAGAGCTGAACAGAGTGTGGAACAACATCTAAATACATTAGGACACAAAGCAGAAGATTATTTTATTGAAGACAAAGAACATTTTAACAATCAATATCATACAATAATAGCAACAGAATATTTGAAATGGCTAAAAGAATATTAATAACAGGCGACAGTTTTGGTTGTGAATGGCCCGGTGGTGAAGGTATCGGTTGGCCTTTGATATTATCCAAAACTCATGCTGTGAACAATTTAGCACAGGCTGGTGTGGGAGAATATAAAATACTGAAACAATTACATGATTTAAGTGCTCATGATTCATATTGGGTTAACAATTATGATTGTGTTATTGTGTGTCATACTAGTCCTAGCAGAATACACACACCTAAACATCCTGTACACAAACAAGGGTTACATAAACATTGTGATTTGATATACTCTGATTTACACGATAAAGTTGATTGGTTCAATCCAGGGTTGAAAACTGCTAAAAATTGGTTTTATCATCATTACGATGATGAGTACCAAAAAGATCTATATCAAATTTTACGTGAAGAAATAAACAGATTCATACCAATTCCATATTTGGCTGTGGACAATTTTAGTATCAGTAACCAATTTTCTTTTGAAAAGAACACATTAGATTTAACAGATATTTGGCATGAACATAGAGGTGAAATTAATCACTACACTGAAGAAGGAAACCAAATTGTTCTTAAACAAATCATTGACAAATTAGATAAAATTTGTTAATATAGTAATAACATAGGAGAAATAAAAATGGCAAGTAGACAACACATATATGATGCACTTGTGGCACACGCCAAAGGACATATAGAAAAACACAAAGCCAATGTTGAAATATACATGGAGAAGGCTGTGGGAATTGGTGAACACGGAGACATTCTTGAAACTATAGAAAAAGAATTAAAAGTGATTGCTGAATACCATGATCAATTAGAAGTATTAGAAACATACATCAAGAGGGATTAATGAAAGCATCTGAACGAATAAGACAAAGGCTTAAAGAAAAAGACGTTAGATTTCATAGCAATGACAATATTGCTGATTTTGTAGAACAAGGCGAGTTGGAAGAACTTCAGAAAGAAGTTGAAGATTCATTTTCAGGAGTACTCGATGCATTAGTAATTGATACTGAAAATGATCATAACACAAAAGAGACTGCAAGACGTGTTGCTAAAATGTATATAAAAGAAATATTTGGTGGTAGATTTGTTCAACCGCCTAAAATTACTTCTTTTCCTAACATGGGTTATAGAAGTTTATACACAAGTGGTCCAATCAGTGTTAAATCGACTTGTGCCCATCATTTTCAGAATATTGTAGGTAAGTGTTGGATAGGTGTTCTTCCAGAAAAAGAAGTTATTGGATTATCTAAATTTAATAGATTAGTTCATCACATTGCTGAAAGACCTCAAATACAGGAAGAAATGACAACACAGATTGCTGAAGCATTACAAAAATATGCAAAGACTCCAAATGTGGCTGTACTGATCAAAGCAGAACATCATTGCATGACACACAGAGGTGTAAGAGAACATGAATCAGATATGACAACTGCTATCATGTTGGGTGCGTTTGATAAACATGCTCCTCTTAAGAAAGAGTTCTATGATATATGTTTGAGCATGAAAGGTCATAACTAAATCAATGAGTAGTAAACTTCGATATTCAGAAGCATTTTATTCCATACAAGGCGAAGGACGTTTTGTTGGAGTACCCAGTGTGTTCTTAAGAACATTTGGCTGTAATTTTCGTTGTATGAACTTTGGGTTAGATAAAGAACCAAACAGAGCAGAAAAACTTAAACAAGGAATAAAATACAATCCAGAAGTTAAGAAGTTGTTAGATGAAGGGATTACTGACAAGGTGGATAAGTTTGAGGACTTGCCAATAATTCATACAGGCTGTGACACTTATGCCAGTATCTATCCTGAGTTTAAAAAGTTTATGATGGATAAAACTGTTGACGAGGTTGTGGATCATATATTATCATTAACTCCAGAAGGCAAGTGGACTATGTCTAATGGACAAGATGTACACTTTATTTTAACAGGCGGTGAACCTTTGTTAGGATGGCAAAGAACATACATCGAACTATTTGAACATCCAAGAATGAAGGATTTAAAAAATGTTACTTTCGAAACAAACACAACGCAGACTTTACATAAGGATTTTGAAGACTATCTTAGAAAACAAAACAGATTCCAAGTCACTTGGTCATGCTCTCCAAAACTTTCCGTATCAGGTGAACCTTGGGACACTGCTATCAAACCTGAAATTGCTAGGTCTTATAATGGGATTCCTAATAGTGAAATGTATTTCAAATTTGTGGTTGCTGATGCTTCCGATGTTGATGAAGTTGCACAAGCAGTTGCCGAGTTCAATCAAGTGGGAGTCAACGTTCCCGTTTATGTCATGCCATTGGGAGGCAGATCAGAAACATACACACTCAACACAAAAAGAGTTGCCGAATTGGCAATGGCAAGAGGATGGAGATACACTCCAAGACTACACGTCGACATATTCGGAAATGCCTGGGGGACTTGATAAAATAAACAAGGAAAAAATGGAGAATAATAATGGACATCATTAAGAAAATTAAAGAAGTAAAGGACAAGTTTATTAAGAAGAAAGAAACAACTTCTAAAGAAACTGGTAAAAATCCAAAGTTAGATGCATTAATGAAAGAAAAAGAACAAGCAACAGCAAAAGGTGAACCTTGGGTTGCTGTGTTAGACACAAAAATTAATGGAGACAACATAAGAAACGGGTTCTTTGAACTGGATTGGAACAATGAGTTTATCGAGAAATTGTTAGATGCAGGCTACAAAGGAGAATCAAATGAACAAATAGTAGATGGTTGGTTCAGAACAATAGCTCAAAATATTCTTGATGAAGAAGGTTTAGATCCTACAAGAGGTGCTGGATACATTAATACTAAAAATTTAAGTGAAGATAAATCAGAAATAAGTTAGGAGATAATATGACAGACTCAGAAGAAAAACAAAGAGCACTAGACGCCTCAATGGAAAATGAGAGTGTGGGACACCAAGAGAACTATGCCCCAACTGTACAGATATCTCTTAAGGAATACGACAAACTTAAAGAGAGAAGCAAGTACATCACAGACAGAGATCTAATTGGTTGTATAGACAAAATAGAAGAACTTGTCAGAGCATTAAGAAAGCACATTGTTAGAACAGATATCGAGTAATGAATTATATAATTGTAGACACAGCCAATACATTTTTTAGAGCCAAACACGCAATACAGAGTGATTTGGATTCTAAGGTAGGAATGGCTTTACATATCACATTAAACAGTGTTCGTAAAGTATGGCAGGATTTTAAAGGTGACCATGTTGTATTTTGTTTGGAAGGTAGAAGTTGGCGTAAAGACTTTTATGAACCTTATAAACGTAATAGAAAAAATGCTAGAGATGCCAGAACAGAAAAAGAAGTCGAAGAAGATTTAATATTTTGGGAAACTTTTGATAATTTTAACGAATTTATTGAAACAAAAACAAATTGTACTTCTATTCAAAATCCTAAACTTGAAGCAGATGATTTAATTGCAGGTTGGGTACAATCACATCCAGATGATAATCATATTATTGTTTCAACAGACGGTGACTTTGCTCAATTGATTGCTCCTAATGTGTGTCAATACAATGGAATAACTGAAGTAACAACCACACATGAAGGATACTTTGACCCAAAAGGAAAAAGAGTAATAGATAAAAAGACCAAAGAAGAAAAACCTGCACCCAATCCTCAATGGTTGTTGTTTGAAAAATGTATGAGAGGCGATACTGCTGACAATGTGTTCAGTGCTTATCCTGGAGTTAGAAAAAAAGGAACTAAAAAAAAAGTTGGTTTGCAAGAAGCATTTGAAGATAGAAATTCTAAAGGATACAATTGGAACAATATAATGTTACAACGTTGGGTTGATCACAATGGCAACGAACACAGAGTGATGGATGACTTTCAAAGAAATATAACATTGTGTGACTTAACAGCACAACCTGAAGAAATAAGAACATTGATTAACGATGCTATTAATGATGTTAAACCTAAAACTGTTGAACAAGTAGGATTAAAATTAATAAAATTTTGTGCTAAATGGGATATGCAAAAAATTGCAGAATATCCACAAACGTATGCAGAACCATTAAATGCAAAATATAAACTTAAAGAGGAGGCAATAGCATGACAAGTAAATTTTTTGCAAAGCCGATATTAGAAAATAGATTCTGGATATTAGAATCCGACGGAAAAAAAGTAGGAACTATATGTAGACAAGAAGATAGAAGATATATGTTTAGTTGTACCGATGGTACTAGACTGTTTGATAATCAACAACAACTCCAAGGAAGTTTTGATGGAGAGTTGATGTGGGGTACAACATTAAGTGTACCAATAGAAGAAAAGGAAAACGAAGATAATTCAGTTTATGATTACCCTTCAAAATTTAAAGCATTCAATATGGTTTTTGATGTGAAACGTAAATTACCATTGTTTAATAAAAGTAAAAAATCTAAAAGTTTATACTGTGCTGGGTACTATGTTATTCAATTTGAAAAAGGATGGGTTAGAAGTTACTGTCCTAAATTATTAACATTAAACAGTTATCCTTACAAAGGACCATTTAGAACATCATTAGAAATGAAAACGGAGTTGAGCAATGCCAACAAATTACCCTATTAATACAGCCAGTCTGCAACAATTTATACAACAAGTTAAAGGTGCAGACCTTAGTAATCAAAAAGAAGTGCGTTTAGACATCAACACAGCCAAGCAAGTCACGTATAGCCTAGCCACAGTGTTGGCCCGTTTAGCGGGCGACTACGAGGGTCTAATAGCACAGAATACCAGCACAGAAGTCGAAGCAATTGAAATAAAAGTAGACGGCGGTAACTTATAATACTACCTCGAGGTAGATAAATACTCATATAATATGAGTAACATAACACATCTATACATTAAAAAACACAACCAAACAGGGTTGATGTACTTTGGAAAAACGGTTAAAAACCCGGAATCCTACACGGGTTCAGGTGTGTATTGGACTAGTCATCTAAAGAAGCACGGAAATGATGTATCAACTTTATGGACTAAGGCTTTCACAAACAAAAAAGAGTTGAACAAATACGCATTAGAATATTCTAGAAAGCACAACATTGTTGAGTCAAACAATTATGCCAATTTAAAAGAAGAAGACGGCTTAATGGGGGGTGACACAGGCATCAGTCCTGAAGGCAGAAAAATTATTAGCGAAAAATCTAAGAAATTTAGACACACAGAAGAAACAAAAGCAAGAATTAGAAAAGCAAGAGCTTTACAAAAACCAACAATGCTTGGCAAAAAACATTCTATTGAAACAATTATGAAAATTAAAAAAGCAAGAGCTAACCAAAAAAATATTAGAGGAGTTATCCGTGTCGCGACCTAAGCCGACTATATTACTAGAATCCACCGATCGCAAATCTTACAAGAGCGAACAGGTACTTGCGGCTGAAGGTATATGGGCAGTATTCCACAAAAATAAACCATGCAATCTAAAATCAGCAAACATGCTGAACAACTACCCGGGACCAAAATACAAGAAAGTATCGTTTTCAAATCCTGGACACGCATTCAATCTAGCCAAAAAGATGAACACCATGTTCAACACTGAAGACTTCACAGTGGTCAAATTGACCCAGGGTGAAACTGTCAGTGAAAAATGAATTGGAAAGAAACCTACACCAAAATCTTCTTAAAAAATGCTGACATAGGCATCAGCGAAAATACTCTGAAAGAGTATATGCCGTCTTGGTGGAAGAACACTAGAGACAAAGGTTCAGGTGGTTTACGTCTAACTGACGAAGGATTAACATTTATCAAAGACAAACTGCAACTGCAAACATATGATGTACCATTTCCTACTGATTTTAACCTTACCACACAAACCATAATATTTTTGGACAAATATTTAAACTGTCCTTACTACCTAGCAGACGATGGCATTATTGTTACCAACGAAAGAAGAGCAATGGAATTGATGTTGTTTTCTGGAGATATCCGAAAATATGGTATCAATAAAGCACTTTCCCGACTAGAAACCACAGAATAAGTTATCCACAGATCAAATTACCCGCATAAACCTTGACTTCTTAGGCACTTGACTTTTGGTACGTCAGAATGTATTATTAAGTATAACAACAAATTAACGAGGAGTACAAATGGTAAAACAAAGTAAAATACAAGATGCTGGTCTTACAACTAGACAACTTTCGCCTAACAAAGCAAAGGCAAGTATATTACACGCATTAAAAATTAAAAGACCAATATTTTTATGGGGCGGCCCTGGTATTGGTAAATCAGATATTATTCATCAAATTGCTAAAGATATTGATGCTAAGGTGATTGATATCAGATTAAGTTTATGGGAACCTACAGATATTAAAGGTATTCCTTATTACAATTCAAAAGAAAACAACATGACGTGGGCATCACCTTCAGAATTGCCTACTTCAGCAATGGCTAAAAAGCACAAAAATATTGTGTTGTTTTTAGATGAGATGAATTCTGCGGCACCTTCAGTACAGGCGGCGGCGTATCAACTTATATTGAACAGAAAAGTAGGTCAATATGAATTGCCTGACAATGTGTTAATTGTTGCGGCAGGTAACAGAGAGGCAGACAAAGGTGTTGTTTACAGAATGCCTGCTCCGTTGGCAAACAGATTTATCCACTTAGAAATGAAACCGGACTTTGACGACTGGATGGAATGGTCAGTGGCTAACAACATTAACAAAGATGTTGTTGGATATCTAACTTTTAGCAAAAAAGACCTATACGACTTTGATCCTAAATCACCTAGTCGTTCTTTTGCTACTCCGAGATCTTGGTCATTTGTGAGTGAATTACTTTCAGATGATTTAGATGAAAACACTATAACTGACTTGGTCAGTGGTGCAGTGGGCGAAGGACTTGCAGTTAAGTTCATGGCTCATCGAAAGGTGGCTTCGCAGTTACCTAATCCTTCAGATATACTTGAAGGAAAAATAACAGAACTGAAATCGAAAGAAATATCAGCAATGTACTCGCTTACGGTTTCACTATGTTATGAACTCAAAGAAGCAAATGACAAAAAAGATAAGAAATTTAACGACAAAGTTAATAAATTTCTTAGATTTATGATGGATAATTTTGATACAGAACTTGTTGTTATGGGTATCAAGATGGCATTAACTCAGTATCAATTACCGATTGATCCTGATGCTGTTAAATGTTTTGATGAATTCCACGAAAAATACGGCAAATATATTACTGCCGCTCAAAGCATCAAATAATAGTGTTGAATATAGGGCACTTTTTACCGGTGCCCTATACCAAAAAAGAGTTGACTAATTTACCAAAAGAAAGTATAATAGTATTATGAGCACAGACACTTTAGAAATAGAAAAAAAAGAATTAAGTCCAGAAGAATTAAAAAACTTAAGAGCAGAAGTTATTGATAAAATTGTGGTTGCTAGAGTTGGATTGTTATTAAGACATCCTTTCTTTGGTAACATGGCAACAAGATTACAAATTAAAGAGTGTGATGATTGGTGTCCTACTGCCGCAACTGATGGCAGAAACTTATTTTTTAACACAGAGTTTTTCAGCAAGATGACATCTAAAGAAATTGAATTTGTTATAGCACATGAGATTCTTCATTGTGTGTTTGATCACATGACAAGAAGAGAAGACAGAGATCCACAACTTCATAATATTGCTTGTGATTACATTGTGAACAATACTTTGGTTAGAGATAACATTGGTGAAAAACCAAAAGCAGTACAAATATTTCAAGATTGGAAATATGACGGTTGGGCAAGTGAAGCCGTGTATGACGACATTTATAAAAAAGGTAAAGAGCAAATGGAACAGTTAGGTAAACTGTTGGACGAACACATTGATTGGGAAAAAGGTGAAAGTACAGGTGGAACAACGCAAGGTCCTAACAGTGGTGGAAAAGGTAAAGGTCCTACATATTCAAAAGAAGAACTGGAAAATATTAAGAATGAGATAAAAGAATCAATGATGTCGGCGGCCCAGGCGGCTGGTGCTGGAAATTTACCAGCAGAAATTGAAAGAATTATTCAACAATT